TACGTGACACTCTTAAGGGTGCCGTCGATGCTTTCCATTTGAAGGGCTGCGCCGCCAACCAGGGAACCAGGAGCGCCAAGATAGCCGTGGCCAGCTTGGATAGTCTTCGCCAGTTCTTCGGCTTGGGATGCGTCAACAGCTTGGGTAGCCATAGCGCCGATCTGAACATTGTTAAAATCTTGAAACACAGTAAAATCCTCCTAAGTTATGGGACATTAGCCCAAAAGTTGTTTAACGGCTTGAGCATCGGCTTCAGAAGTGCGGCCTGTCTCAATCCGGTTGATCAGGGCCGTGTCCACATACTTCCCTGACTTCTTCAGATCTAAAAGTTTACCAATGATTTCAGCCTTGTTGAGGGGCTGAGCTTCGCCTTCTTCACTCTTACGGAGTGGCTGGTAACCAGCAACGCCTTTACGAGCAGGAGCCGAGGCAATCTTATTGACAGTAGCCGAAATTTCAGCGATGGCCTTAGTTAAAGAGTCGAAACGATCATCAACGGACTTGCGAAGCGTTTCTGTCTTGTCTTCGGCAGCGGGGGCTTCCGATTTCTTGACTTCTTCCACTTTCTCTTCGGACTTCTTCATCAGTCCGCGCTTTTCCATCTTGGCACACATTTTGGCGTACTTAGACTTGAGGGTCTCATCGTCCATCTTGTCTTCTTCGTCGCCTTCTTCTTCGACTTCTTTCTCTTCTTCTTTGTCTTCTTCGTCTTTTTCTTCAGCCATGTCAGGGGATTGCGCCTGGCCTTCTTCCATGCCTGCTTCTTTTTCAGGAGCAGGACGGGTAGGATCTTCAGCCATTTGCATGTCTTCCCACTTAGCTAGTTTTTCGTACTCGGCAAGGGCCTCATCCAGCACGTCTGCGACGGCCTTAAGAAGCTCTTCTTTGTTGGTTTGCTTTTCCATATTCGGTTCCTCCTAAATGGAAAAGATTATTGACCAACTTGGCCGTTACGAGCGTCGTTAGGCAGTTCCACGGTTACGCTGGCTTCAACAAGGTCGGTTTCGACAGGTGCTGCGGCGGTGGAGACCAGTTTCAGAACCGAACAGCCAAGAGCCGAAGCTGCCTTAACAAGTTTTGCAGTTTGAGCAACCGTTGCGCTGGACTTGAGGGCAACCCAGCACTCGTGCTCGGGGAGGCCTTCAGCGGCGCTTTCGCTCAGTTCTGCAACCACGTTAAAGCCTTTGTAGGTGCGACGTTTAATCGCGCAAATGGCCAAAAGGGTTGCTCCATCTTTCACTTCCAGCTTTGGCTGGCCATCAGCGGCGGCCTGAAGAGCGGAAACTGAAAGTTCCGGTGCCAGCTTCTCAAGATCTTGCTTAAGCCGCTTAGCGAGTTGTTCTTTCGTGTTTGATGCAAGAGCCACAGTATAATCCTCCTAAATTCGACTACTTTTTATAAGTAGCCATGAGTTGTTTAAGTCGCTCTAAAAGAGCGGGACTTTTTAATTCCAGCCCAGATACTGGCTTTTCCTCTTGCTCAGTTTTAGCTAAGCCTGAAGCTTGCGCCAATAGCTGACGAGCAACCAGTGTCAGCTTGTAGAGACGGTCAGCAGAGTCATCGGCAACCTCGATAAAGGAAGGTATCACTGCGGTTTCCGATTTCATCATATATTCAGTGCCCAAAGACTTAGTGATTTGAACCACTTCGGTCTTTGTTGCCCGGTTACAAGGATGAACAGTCAAAGCGATGCCCTTGATTAGGGTCCTCTTTAGGAGGCCATTCGGGCCGCGCTCTAAAGTCTTTCCTTCTACAGAAACCTTAACCGGCGGGGTTTCATTTTTATTTTGATAAAATTTGTAAATGGAGGCAATCGAATCTGCCTCTTTATGACCAGAGCCATCAAACAATTCGGCCTTGGTCCAGATGAATGGCTTTTTAACTTCGTTCCAAAACTTAATTTGGGCAGGAGTAGCGCAGTCCTCTAAAGACTTGATTTTTTTAGCGTCAAGAACGCGGCCAACCAAATGCTCAAAACGAGGAGAATGGTCTGAATTAACAAACCCCCTTCCTTCGAGCAAAGGAGTAATATCGGCACCTTCGATGTCCAGAGATTCGTTAGTAACGTCTCTGTCCGCCGTAGACGCGATGCACTCAATAATTGTTGACTTCTTTAGATCCATCTAGCCAATTAGATCACAATTTGGCTAGACTTGATCTATGGCTACGATTTTTTTGAAGATTTAGGAGTGTCCAGGATATCGCGGGATTTCTTGCGGAAATTATTGACAATTTTCTTGACTTCTGAGTCATCTATCAGAAGTTTTTGGGCAATTTTTTGAGGGGGCACCGGATGATTGTCGTTTGATGCAAACTTAAAAAAGCAAAAATTGGCCTCCCGATCAGCGACGAACCAAGGACAGCCGCCCTCTTTTCCTTGGCGAGCCAGGTCCACTGCCTCCTTGCCTAAGGCACAGGGCTCCTCTGGAAGTTTGTTCAGCTTTCTTGGGCAGCGGCAGTCCATATCCTCTTTTAATCGCCTCTCTTAGAGCCATTTCGGCAAACACAAGTTTTTTGTACTCGGTCAGACTCACTATAATTATACCGGGGCTCTTGAGAGTCGATATGTTAAGTTTTAGACACATATGTCGATTGGAAAGAATATCGAAGGGGACTTCTTTGAGCCCATCCAGAACTTGTTCGATTTCCTTTTTTAATTTAGAATAAAGGTTTTTCATTTTATGAAGTTACAGTAAATTGGAAACACAACAGAAAAATGTTACATAAACCAGTTTTTGATAAATTATTGTTATTGTTCAATTTTTTTACGGTAGCCGCATTTGTTTGTGCAAAAAATAAATGTAAATGGGCCAACCTTGGTTTCTTCTGTTTTAGATTCACAATCAGGGCAAATTTCTCCTCTTGCTTCAGCCCTGTTTTTCTTTTTTTCGTTTTTGAGCTTGCGCCGCTCCATGCGCTCTTCTTTTTCCTGAGCATCAATCTCAGCTTCAAGCTCAGCCTCTAGGTCCACTTCGCAGAATTCCTGGACTGTTTCTTCTGCTCTTTGCAGCATCTTACGCAGCCTTTGGTTCTCCCGCTTCAGCGTCTTCAACTCTTTTTGATAACGGTTCATATGACCCCCGTTTTAATACTATTCTACCGGGGTTAGTTCAGGCCATTGGCCCGCTGGCCGAAAGTTAAACAAAAAAATATAAGCCATTGATTTTAATAAAAAAACCCGCCGTTTTGGGGCGGGCTTTAAGGATTTTCAAATTTTGAGGTGCCTTATCCAACACCCAATTTTTCTGCTAATGCTTTTACAAAGGCCCCAGTATCAAAGTCTCCTGGGCGTTTCATAAACAGGGACATATTTTCTTTCATTGCCTCAGAAACTGCTTGCCAATATTTGCCCCTGTTAATCACAACGTCCGGCCAGTCTACTTCCCAATCATCGTTTTGAAACCACTCAGGGCGCATGTCGTTTGCGATGGAAGCGCCATGATCCCATTCATATGCATTTGTTTCCTTGTTATAAATAATCCAATGTTTCCAGCCTGCCCGACGAATAGGGAAACCACTCTTGGCCGCATCGGCAAAATTCATTATGTAGCCTTATATAAACAGGTTAGAACAGTAACGAATTGTTACTTTTTCTTATTTTTAACAGTCGCATTTTCTTCTTTTAAGCGCCATTCGCCATCAAAAGAATTAATTAACTGTCTCATTCCATTGGGATAGGTCAAAATAGATGCATGAACCCAGTCCGATGGACCTTGATTATAGTCTAGCTTAAGATAGCTAGAGGTGCCACATTGCCAAGCGCCCCGAAGAATTTCTGGGCCGTGGGCATGGCCTGTGTTGCTCCTGCCATAGGCGGACTCCATGCCCTTGATATTGCCACGAGAGCCCTTGGGGCCCTTATGACCATGGGCCCCACACTGGATGCCAGCAATAAAGTAGTCTTCATCCATCTTAAGCCAGCGGACCTTGCTAATATTTTTCATATTAAGCCGCTCGCAGGCAAACTTGAGAGGATTCTTGCCCTCGGCCATTGCATCGGCAAGTTTTAAAGCAAGGCGATAGTTTTCTGGATCATCGGTCCAGCCGCCCTCTTCTAGCCAATTATCCAGGAACACATCATGATTAGACTTAACGGCAAGGATTTCTTGAACGTGGGGCCAGCTAGCCAGGTCATCTAAATCAGCAGCATATGTCCTTAATTCATTTTCGAGATTCAAAAGACCTTGAGAGGACAGTTTAGAACGCCGGATTTGACGATGGCGCTCATGGTGATTAATAGAAAGGCCGTTGAAGCCATCATGGATAAATAGTTTCTTGGGACGCACCAACTCGCACACTTCCCGCCATGCGCGGCGGGCGGTTGGGTCAGTTTCGCCTGAATGCCAATCGCCCAGGACAAAGCCCTCGGCGTATAGCTTGGACACCTTGCCTTGTTGATAAAAATCGCCCAGGTCAACAAAACTTCCATCGGAATCAGCTTGGATTTGGCGAAAATGGTAGCGGTTATCGTCCACTACCTCAACAATGAGGGCTCCCATTACATGGTCATGAGTGGCGATATAGGCCGTGCGCTCGCTCATGTATTTTTTGGGGGTGTAGTTGGGCAGGGTAATTGCACCAGTGGTCATTTCTGCATGGGGCAGCTTGACATTGCTGACGGGCATGAATTTAAGCCTTTGCTTAGGCGAGGCATAAATAAATGAGCCGTGACGCTGCCCTATGCGGTCTAGGCCGGTAGATGGGTCAATATGCTTGGCGCTCATCTTAATAGAACAAAGGAACAAATTTGAGTTTAACTGAAGGTCGGAGAACACAATCGAATCTATTCCAAGGCTTGCGTCCAGAGTAAAACCCTGAGTAGAACCTGGGTCAGATGCTGGCATTACCAGCAATTTTGCGTTTTTGCGCTTGCAATAAGCCCGTATGTTGCTCAAAAAGCCCTCATGAACAATGCATCCAGTGACGGCTGTTGTGATTACAAAGCGCTTGTATTTCTTAATCTCTTGCAGAAGATGCTCGTGTGCGTCTTCTGTAAAATTTTCTTCTATAATTAAATTATCAAATAAACTGGGCTCTTTATCTTTTGCCGCATTCTTTAAGCCCTCTAGAGTGCCAAAATGCTGACGAATGCGGTCCCGACTAACCCCGCTCATAATCATCTCTGAGCGAGTAGGCAACATACCGGACTTTTTAATCAAACCAATGTAAGCCTCCAAAACCTTGAGACGAGCATCTGAATCTTCAGATTTGTTTAGTGATTTGGGGAGGCCCCCTTTTGCGGGGGCCTTCCTTGACGCCTTTGTCTTTTTATTTTTAGGCTTACGGGTTGGCATTATTAGCTCTCTGGAGAGGGTTCTTTGGTTTCTTCTTTTTTCTTCAGGGCCAAAAGGGTGATCTTTGCGGTATCAGTGCGGCCCTGCAGGTCAAGGGGGAACTCTTTGGTATCGCCCACGCTCATCCCAAGGACGGCGGCATCAACTTCTGGAAGGAGTTCCGACTTGCCAAGTTCGACCTTAGAGCGAACGATTCTTTCGTTTTCGACTTCCACGCCGTCTTTGTACAGGTTGATTGTAGTGGTAGCAAAATGCCCGTTTTCGGCTGGGCCGTCGGCTGGCACAAGACTGCGTTTTTTATCGTCTTCTTCGCTGTCACGATTAAATTGTTCAACCTGAAGCTGCTCAACTTGTGTCTTAATCTCACTCTCAGTGATGCCAGTTTTTTCCAAAAGAGCCATCATTGCGCGAGTGCGGAAATCAAGGGCGCTACTAACGCGCTGGCCTGACTGAATGGCAGCGTCCATTTGATAAAGTTTTTGGTAAACCGCAATTAGCGCCTGCCTAAGGCCCTGAATCTGGTTTTGCTGACTGTCCTTGTTCTCAACCAACTCTTTAAGGGCGGTCTTCGGCGTCTTCTTAAACTTGCTCATTCACACTTCTCCTTTAAAAATTAGGACCTTCATCTTCCATTCTTTCTAATGCCGTAACTAAAGCGTCATTAGTGTTCGATTTGTTTGCTTCAACCATCCTGCGATTGCCGAGGGGCTTGGCTGTAGAATTCAGCCTTGCTTTTTCTGCATCACTTAAGGAAGGCTCCTCCCTTTTGGGAAGGGGCCTAATTTGGGGGCGAGGACTAGCCTCTTCAGTAACTGCGGGAGCCTGCCTGCGGGCCTGGACACCAGCAATTAAAGTCTTTAAAATTTGAATTTCTTGATCATTAAATGGTAGTGACTTGGTTCCAGGGGAGGCCAGGGTCTCGCCTAGCAGGACAGAGATTTGTCCCTCAACCCAGGATTCAAACTCAGCATGAAGTTCTTTTGCGACAAGGTGATGGGTGTCGGCGTCTTCAAGAACTGAAATCTTTGGGAGCTTTTTAGTTTCCAAAAGTTTTTTATAAGCATTGATCTTGTCAATTTTGTGGTCGCGGTTCATTACGGCCCCCTCAGAAATATTATACCTAAGAATTAAGCGTGATCGTCATCGTCGCCGTAAATTTTGTCGGCCAGACCTTCTTCAACCGCTTCTTTGGCAGTCAAGACATAATCAATTGTGCAGCGCTTTTCCCAATAAGACACGGGTTTACCGGAGCGCTCGGCGTAAATTTCATACATTCTTTTGCGAGAAACTTTGGACTGGGCTCCCCACACTTCCATATTGCGGGCGTGTCCCTGGAAGAAATCACTGCCGTCATGAATCATGACGGTGGCATTGGGATGAAGTATTCTTTCATCTGCGGCCTGAAGAATAACTGAGCCCATAGACATTGCGGAGCCAAATACTTCTACTACAACGTGGCAGGGATTGGCCTTTATGGCATCGTAAATTGCCATTCCGTTATACCAACAACCGCCCATGGTATTCAGAATAATTTTAATTGGCTCTTCTTTATGAGCAGAGAGAAGCAAAAGTGCTTTTATAACCCGCTCGGCCAAAAGTGGCCCAACTTCGTCTTCAGTAGAATCACCCACATAAATAGTGCGCGTTTCTAAATGAATATCATAGTCAAACCAGCGGTCTATGTTCTCTCTAGAGAGCTTCATTCATCAAACTCCTGGTCTCGCAGACGCGCTGCCCTTTTCCACAGGGTTAAGGCCTTTACCTCTATGACCTGATCGCACTCTGGACAATCGTAACCGTCTAGACCAATTGGGTTTTTGACAGGCACAATGATCTCATCGCATCTCGGGCACTTGACCGCGACATCTCCATCTGAATTTATTACGGGTCTAAGCTTTTTCATCAACTTTATTATACCCCTGACCAATATACAGGCACTTACATCAAGTATAGGTTGAATAGGGTAAAGAGAGTTCTTATTTTGTTCTAAAGTTTTTTTGGAAAATGCCGATAAGGGTTATGTAACAAGCAACAGGGGGCTATATGATAAGCAGGATCATTAAAGCACTAGTCTTAACCACTACACTTCCCACCGGATGTGGCGCTGCTCAAACTGATTACATTAGACCAACCTCTAACAAACCATGGTTCCCGCATACGGCCTATTATATTAACGCAATCAGTGGTTCTTTATATAATACGGTTGATGAGACCATTGTGGATCTGGAGAACCGCACTGGTGAGCGGTTTATGCATGCTGCCCCGGTTGCAGATATGGACATTAAAATTTTGTATGGTGACTTAGAAGATGATGTGATTGGTCTTGCTGAAACTTGGTCAAAATATTGCAGAATTACCATGAGCAATAAGCTCAATCCAGAAAGTCCGGCATTTCAACGCTGGTCTAAAAAAGACTTTGCAGGTGTTCTTAGGCATGAAATTGGGCACTGCTTTGGCATGGAACACAGCGAAGACCCCAACTCCATAATGTTCTGGCAATATCATCCAGGTGTTCACTTGAAAGAACAGTCGATTAATAACTTTGTAAATGATCTTAGAAATTTTAGAAATTCACACTGAGCTTGGTCATGAAATTAAAGATAGAATTGCTTAGGATTAAACTGCTTTGATGACAATGGATTCAAGAGATACAAAGATAACTAACATCACAGGAGTATTGCTATGAACTATCAACTCCAAATAGTTGAGCTTATTAAAGCAGTTGCTCTTCTTTGCCAGACTGAGCTTGGATCTGAGTCGCCAGGCAGAGTTCTTGAAGACAGAAGGCTGTCTTGCATGTCTTACTACATAACTTGCAGTTGTTCCCTGCCTTCCGGCAACTTGATGTGTAATCCCAATATGTTTGAAAGGTTGACCGGCTGTGTCTTGGAAAGAGCCTCAGTCAAAGGCAGGTGAAGCGAATCTATATACCCGATAGATAGGACTATATGGAAAGATGCGTTTTAATTAACCGCGCTGTTTTTTAAACTCATCATAGTCTTTGCCGATATACTCCAGCGAGCCGCCAACAAAGCCATACCCTGGCTTTAGCTCATGGAGTATGTGTCTCTCGTTTGGGTGAGTGCTATCTATGGTAGGCTTCCATTCCCTGGCTTTTCTGCCGATGTTGGAGCCATTCGCCATAAGTTCGGACATTTTATAGACTCTAGGGGTCTTGCCGTCGTCTAGGAACCAAAACTTTTTACAGTATTGACAAGTGGCCCCGTCATTTGGCCCAACTTTGTAAACCACTATTTCGTCTGGCTGTTTCTCAGGATTATTAGTAATAATGGCATCCATTGAGCCCCAATTAGAGGCGCGATTAAGCTCTGTTCCGACTATGGTCCTCCAGCGGGTTTCCCAGTTCTTTACAACCCCTCTTAGGGCATTGCCAACATACTTAGAATGAATCTTGGGGTCTTTCATTACCTCATAGATTGCCTGGCCTTCCCTGCGGTCAAACAGTGGCATAAGATGGCTTTCAACGGTTGCCATCAGATCCGTTTTTAACTGCTGGCCAGCTTTTTGGGAGTAACCGTCAAACATCCTCTCAAGGAATTCAACCGCACCTTCTCTCATTACCTTCGGGGCCGGTGCATCATCCAGGGCCATGCCGTGGGTCTTATTATAGGCCTCGATCACGGCGGTCCTGGGCACTTCTTTAGAATTAATGTAACCAAGCATGACCAGCTTTTTGAGTTCATCCCTGGTAAGGACATGCGGGCCGACTGACTTATAGCGCAAGTAATTGACAAAGTGCTCAATTGCTTGCTCGATCTTTTTAAGGGTTTTCTTTTTCATGGCCATGGGATTACTCGTCGTCTTTATCGCCTGAGTCATCTTTCAGTGCCCCCATCACTTCTTCCAGAAGCCGCGATGATGCGAACCTAAAGTCCTTCACAAGTTCATCCCGCATCTTATCAACATGCCTGTCATTAATACGCCTTGAGCGGGCCGTGCTCTTTAGTAAAGGGATCCCCTGGGCTTCAAGATTCTTTTTCATGGCCTTAAATAGCTCGGGGTTGGCCGCCATAAATTGATCAATCGCAGAGGATGCGGCAGCACGAGCCGCTTCATCCTGAGGGTCGCCCTGGACTTCCTGGGGCGTATTGCCTTCCTGGGCACCTTCTTGATCTTCGCCTTCAGGCTCTTGGCCATCAGAGTACCCACTGGCCTCTTCGCCGCCCTGGCCGGCAGCTTGCTGCTGCATCATGGACATTTGAAGCTGCTGCCATTGAAACCAAAATGGATCAGGAATATATTGAAGGTCTGGGCGCTCAGCGGCTCCTTGAATGCCCATGAATGTTTCCATAAATTGACCCTTGGTCATGTTCGTTGCAAGGGTTTGAATCAACAAGGGGTTAAGAATAAGATCGCCGCCAATTGGGAGTGGATTGCGCTCTACTTGCTCCCTGACTTCATTTACCGTAGTATGAAGAGCCACTTCTTGGCTGAGGCGCTCGGTTTCTTCTGTCTCGGTTTCAGCATCAAGGCCAACAAAGCAAAAATGATACTTTTCCGAATATTCTTTGCTCAGTTCTGGAAGAATGCGCTCGTTTACAATAGATTCAATACGGCCCAAAATTGGCCTAAGACCACGGTCGCGGCTGGCAGTAATTTTCCACTCATTTGAACTTTCACCCAGGGAGCGTTGCTCAGTGCCCTTGGAAAGGTAGCCAAATCCAGCCTCCTCTGGGTCCATGGCGAAGCAAGAAAATACGGTTCTAAGAATGTGGTCTTGGTAAGCCGCATATTCCATGTCCCGATTGGAGCTAACTAGCGGAACCCACTGAACGCCCTCAATTCCAGCAAGAATGGGGGTTCTCCAGGCATTAAGCGGGCCTGTAATTTGCTGTGTCCACTGGGCCTGAAGTGCCTTAAGCGTGTTGGGGGCCACGTCGCCCTGAATTACAAGAACGCCCTTTGATGCAGCGCCGTGGGTGAAAAATGCCTTTTGGTGATTCTCAATTTGAAGATGGGATGTAATTGCAGCAATGGCCCTTTCAAGGGGACCAACGGCATATCCATTCAAATCAATATCAGATTCTAGGTTGACGCGCTCAAAGACCAATTCTTCTTTTGTAAACCCCTCAACAACCTTGCCGTTAATCATCTGGATGTATTCATATTCACCGGCAGCGGCTCGGTCCAAGTCTACTTCAGACCCATCTTGAGCCACTTGCTTCCAGATATCGCGCATGCCTTGGATTAGGGTTTTATCGATCTTCTTATTGGCGTAATAGATAGTTTCTGCCGAGAGGGGCAAAAAGGCATAAAGACTTGTATCATTTGTCCGAATTAGTTCAATGGCAGTGTGCCCATACCGCATAAGGTCGGTAGTAACTACATAGCCCCATTGATCAAATGTCATTTTGTCTTCGGCGGCCCGGTCCTCGGAGCGCCCGCAATTTAGGATAAACTCTTCGATCTTGCGGATTTCTTCATCGTCAGTTTTAACATTGTGATCTTTGGGTTTAATTTTAAAACCAAGATCGAACCGGGTGTTTTGTTTCTTACAGGCGGCAGACACCTGCCCAGCCCTTACGTCAATAATGGCCGATACAATGGAGTCCTTGCGGGATACTTGCTTCAGCAGGTGATTGGGCATGAAAGAGGTTTTGCCACGATAAAGACCGCCGGCAAAAACGCCCTGTTCCATAAAGGGGTCAAACAATAGGCCCTTACGACCGATGCCGTCTTGCTTCAT